ACGACTAACGCTAACCAGTACGTCACTGCTCAAATTGTCCAACGTACACAGGGCGGTGTGTTTCGAGTTATGATGAAACAGACCCTTAGTTCAGGCGGTGTTGCAGATTTTCTTCTACGTTATCCTATTGAAATATCTGAAAAAACAGACCTAGAAGTAAGAGCAGAATCTTCTGGATCAAACAACCTTATTTCTGCAAACTTTTCTATTGTTTATATTAAGAATGAGTCTGCATAATGGAGCTTGATGCAAGACTACTGTTCCAGATTGGCGCAGTTATTGCATCGCTGTCTGGAGCATGGGCGTTGGTACGCTCACAGGTCAACACTCTAAAACAAATACAGGAAGAACAGAAGAACTACGTCAATGAACTTAACAGAGAATTAGACGAGGTAGAAAACGCTGTGTCAGTTCTTCGTAGTCAGATTACAGTCTTGTCTGGTATTCTTAGTCCCGACAATCTTAAGGAAAAAAACAAATGGAGAGGGAGTATCTCTGAAAAGGTGCAACAGATAGAGAAAGATATAGATACTCTCCAGCATATGCACAATGGTCGTCATCCAGACATAAAATAGCGCGGTTGAGAAAGAATAAGGCTTAAAATTAGCCATACAGTAGGGGCAGTGATACTCCTACCTACCCTACCCCCAAAATATACCCTAATCTTATGTGCATTTAATTATCAGGCTCAAAGGGGATTTAGCCTATTTTAGCACATGTCCTTCCCTGCTTTTTCTATACTCAGCGGCAGGATCGTGTTTTGGCTGAACCTTTTCTCTGGTAAGTGCTTCTTCATCTTCTTCATCAAAGAAATCACACTTCAAAAACAACTTTGATGTTTCATCCTCACCAAGAACTTCAAGATATTTTACTATCTCCTGTTCAAGTTCTGCTATTGACTTAGGTGTTTCATCCTCTTTAGCTGAACGAATGCGAGACAAAACTTCCAGTGCCTTGATGGCGCTGTTGGTATGTCCATTATTTTTGGCATAGGTGTACTGATTTTCTATTTCAGATACGACATCAATACGAGTCTCAACTTCTTTCTCTAGCTCTTCGATGCGCTGCTTTATGTCTTCGCGCTGAAGCAGTCTGTGTCCCTGTGTGTGAGCAGACCCTTCTGAGTATCCAGCAATCTTTGCTGACTCTGTAGCGTTACGATAAAGAACGTATGCCTGACAGAACTTTTCTTGTCTGACCTTTAGCTCTTTCATGCTGCATCTTTCTCCAGAATAAAGTCTGTATAGTGAGGAGGATTATATTGCTTTGACAGTTTATAAACTTGAGACATGAGGGTATTATCGCCATAAAAGTTTATCTTCATTTCGATCTGGGGTTGGTCGAATAGTTTCTCACAGTCTTGTGCCATAGCGAGAAGCTCACCCGTAGTCCAGAAGTGATGCTCGTTAATTTCGACTGGCATATACTTAGGACGTACACCGTCATCTAATTTCTCTTTCTTCCGCTCGTCTGTAAGACCGTCGATAGAACAGTCAAATCCAAACAAATGGAAATTCCTAAAGCCAAACACATGCATCATACCGATTGAACGCATTGCAGAGCATGTTCCGCCAGTGACAAATGTGGTAGACTCTTTGTCGATATTAATCTCTTGAGCAGCTTCTACCTTACCGCTGACAATATCAGCTACTGCTTGTGAATATGCGTGCCAACCGTATACATTTTTTGTCTTCTCTAAGATAAACCGAGTTACTGTTGGGTCAGTCATAGAAGCAATAAAGAATTTGGTATGAGGGTCAATCTCTTTGAATAACTCCTGACGCACAATTCCATGTGTGCTTGTTCCTGTTATTGGACGAGGATCAAGGATAACACATGCCCACGGCTGAATGCCAGCCTCTAACAGCATAGGATAACTGTGCTTAACGCAGACAATCTTTGCGTTATGTTTCTTCTGCACTTGTTTAAGTTCATCAAAGTCAATAGAAGGACCGGCTGATGCAATAATAATATGTTCTTCATTTATCGCACAGTTCTGAACAAAATCCCAGCTATCTATCAGGTCTATATTCTCGTTAATGTTATCGAATATTTCCTGTTTAGGCACACAGTCCTTTGGCTGGATTATGATAGGTGTGCGGCTAAGAGACTTAGGCAATCCATCAAGGTCTTCTGTCTTTAATCGAACAGCAAGATGAACAGTACCACCGCCCTTAACTTTATCCTGTGAAGGAAGAACAAAGCACCTCATCTCTTCCTTTACAATAGCTTCGATAAGACGATTAGTTCCTAGAAACTCATCCTCAGGAACTTTTCCGTCTTTATCTTTGGCATAATAATCGTCAAATGTGACTACAGGAACATGGCTGAGATTCTTATAGTCAGAGAGAATAGTCTCTTCGCTATGACCACCATCAATAAAGGCAAAGTCAATCTTCTTTAGTTCTTTCTTTGCAAGAGGCATAGTTTCTTTTGAATCACCCCTATGAAGAGAGAAGGTAAATTTCTTTTTCTGCTCCTTCATCTTTGCAGCAAAGTCATTTAGACGTTTTGTTACAGCATCAAAAGAATTATGCGCCTTTGCATTGTGTTCTTTCTTATCTGTCTCATCAGTTGCATCTTCAAATAAATCAAAGCCTACGTAGTGTACTTTGTTTACATTTTCAAACGCCGCAAGAGCCATCTCTACAGCCCGACCACCATTCCATGTACCTACTTCTACGATATTCTTTGGTTTGTAATTACGAATAAGCTCTGCAAGCTGGCTATATCGAGGCAGTTTAATGTCTGGTGAAACTGCACCATCATTAATTTTATTTTTTCGATTACCCTTATAGTGAATCATAAATTTACCGAGATTAGATTGAGGGAAGACATCTAAACCATCAGCACCTTCACTAAGATTATGAACCTTCATACCATGAGCGGCATAAATTTTAATGAACCGAGTAATAATAAAAGCGTCTGTCCACTCACGGTAAGCAGTAACTTCACCAATGTCATAACAACCACGAATGTCTGCAAGGAAGTAGTGGCTATGCATGTTGTCTAAATTAAAACCTACAAAGCCTGTCTCACTAAAGTCGATATCCTTACGACCAAGATGTACCAAGTCTGCATCTTTTGGAAAAGCATCAAATAAAATTTCTTCAGATACTGGCGCTGTCGTTATAACATCAGCATCTACCCAGATAAGCCAACCACCCTGCGCTTCTTTCTCTGACACTTCAAGAAAGTAGTCAGTAAGAGCATAAACCTTATGGCAAAATCTAGTAGCATCTAAGCGAAAATTATATTCTATTCTTCCGCCTTCAGTTCCGTCATGCCCGGCCATATTCTCTAAGAATTTTGCTCTATCTTCTACCTTATCAAGATCACGATATTCAATAATAGGAGATTGATTCTGTTCTTCAGTTACAGTATCGTAGTAGACAATCAGTTTAAGATCATCAGCCCAATACTGCACAACAGACTCAAGCATTTTTTTAGCGTAGACATCATAGTGTTTGCCACAGAAGGACGTTACAAATCTAACCATTTCTTTTTACCATCTCAGAATAGAGTGTTGTCCACTCTTTTGCATACTTATTATCTATTTCTCTTTTGCCGTCCCAGCTATTATAGATAGGTCCACCAGTAGTAAAGTGAACGCACTTTGCATCAATTTTTGGATTTGAATGAGCATCTAGCCAGTTCCATTCTTCGGGAATACTGCCAATGAGATTGTCTTCATTTTCTTTTTCAAGAAAACCAAATCTGTGCCTGAAATAGTTGGACTGAATGCGCCGGTCCATCTTAAAGTGATGTTGTGGAGTATGGTCGTGATGTACACAACTAACTGCATACTTAGGATCACAGTACCGCTCAAACAATTCTACTATGTCTGACTTAACAAACATATCGCAGTCCATAAACAGGGCATAACCCTCAAACTGATTTAGAAAAGGAACTAAAAAACGAGTGAAACTAAATTCAGTTGAGAAAGGTTTGTCGTCAAAACAGTCTACAAATTGACTGTCTTCGTTGATATACTGCGAGCGAAAGTAAAGACCTGCTCGGCGCAGATTAGTTTGTTTTAAGGGAATAATATCTACAGGACTTGTAGCATATTTTCTAATGCTGTAGGACAAAACATCGAAGTAAGTCTTCTCTTTATCGTCGTATCCTACATATACTTTATATGGTGTATCGTACATGCTGTCTTTCATAAAATGGTGGGGTGAAGACAATCACCACCCCACTTAACATACCTAGTTAATTGTAATTACTTTTTTGTTTTCTTCGGCTTTTTTACCAGCGAGATAAACTTTGAGTAAACCGTCTTGCATTTCTGCGTTAGTAACTTCAAAGTCTGAACTAACCGAGAAAGTGCGTTTGAAGCTACGCTTTGAAATGTTTTGTACAACTGTTTCATCTTCTTTCTCCTTGGTTTTAATGCATGAGGATACTGTTAGAAATCCGTCTGATTCTTCGACCTGAACATCTTCTTTGTTGTATCCAGCCAATGCCATTTCAATGACATATCCATCATTAGATTTATAGATATTGTGAAAGGGAAAACTGTTAGACATATTAGAATGGAATAGAAAGAAGGGATGTTGTGTGACATCTTCCCACCGATCAAATCCAAGACTGAAATTACGGAATAGTTTATCTACTTGAGCTAGTGCATTGTTCATTTTTTTCTCCTGTTTAAAGCGAGTTGAAATGCAGACGCGCGTATGCCACGCCTGTACGCATATGATATAATATCGTTAAGTAAAAGTCAAGAGAATTTTTCTCCTCTGAACCAGCAAGTTACAGCACATCTCTCTCCCTCTTTTACTTTAGTTATACGGTGAAAGATAAAAGATGGAAAGACAATTATACTTCCGATTCTCCTCATTTCCTTTACTGTCTTAAATTTATTTGATGCTTGCGGGTGGACAAAGTTTTGAACCTGAAAATCTCCACCCTTAAAGTCATCATTCAAAGTAATAGATATAGCCATCTTTCTAAGATAAGGATCACTAGGTTTTTCTACTCCAGTATCTACGTGCCAGTCATAGAACTGACCCTTGCCGTAAAAAGATATTTGTGGAATTTCAAAAGAGTTTATATTGAAATCCCACCCAGCCTTCTCATTGGCTATGTCGATGTACAACTCTAGTATTTCTGAGAGTTCAGGGTTAGACAACCAAGCTACTCGATTGTTTCTAATTTCAGAAAGAACCTTGTCATCGCCATCTTTGTAAACCTCTGCCTCTTTACTGTCCAATTCTTTTGCAATAGAAATAAGACCGTCACAGAATGCCTTGGGCAGAACCTCTTTAAAGCAGTAATACGTTAGCATTTACACCCCGCAACTTCCACCATGACCCGTAATGTCACAGATATCGTGCGTCTCTACACCTTCTTCAAACTCTTCGCCGAGTTTATCTACTGCTTCAGAGTATGGCACATTGGTTAGTGGTTGTCCACCACGACATGAATCAGGGTAAACAGTAAAGCCACGTAGGCGATGTGCGTAAGAAGCAAGAGTATTAGCAAAGTCTTCAACAGTGTCTTCATTATTTAACTTACTCCCCCATGCTGGAAGGTTAATGGTTGAGGAGATAGACATATCAACGTAGTCCTGTACGTCAGCCTGAAATTTAATTCTACGTTTGTAGTCATCAGCTAGATCAAGAGCAGATTCAATCTTTTCTGGACCAACCCCATAAAGATCAATCAACTCCTGCGCTGCACTGTCAACTACGTACTGATAATGCCAGCGTGTACCACCCTTCAAATAGCGGCGTTTATAAGCCACGGCAAAGATTGGTTCTACTCCAGTGCTTGTTCCTGCGAGAATACCAATCGAGCCAGTCGGCGCAATCGCTCTGTTAGCTACAGGACGACTAATGCCCAGAGTGTCAGCAAATTTCTGAGACGTTACATCACTCATTCCTTTGTACACAGACAACCACTGATGCAATTCATCAGTAACTTCGTACTTAGAACCACGCTTGATAAGCCATTCATGCATACCCATAAGGCCAAGACCAAGCCTACGGTTTTTCTCTCTTACATCGTAGACCTTTTGGTAGGGCAGTTTTGCCCGTAGTGTGCCACAGAGAAGAAACTTTGTAGCAAGTTCTACAATGTCGTTAAATTCTTTGAGGGTTTCAATACGACCAAGGTTTAAAGAACCAAGATTACATACATCAGAATCATCAGCGGAACAGACTTCCGTACAAGCGTTGCGAAGCGTCTCATTTTCTTTTTCAAAGAAGTTGAAACTAAATCCCGGCTCTGCTGTGCTAAGAGCTTGCTTGACATTCTTTGCAAAGACATCCCCCACCTCTCCAGTGCGCCAGTATTTTATTAGCCACTCAGTGTCATAGTTTACGCTGATGTTTGTCATGTCTAAAGGAGCAATGAAATTAAAGTCCTGCTCCTTAACCTGACCAATAGAAAAGCCGGTATTACCCACCGGCATATCATACCAGTTCTTACACTCAAGAAACTTATCTATGTCTCTGTGTTGCCAATTAAGGCTGGCATAAATGGCAGACCTTCGTGATCCACCCTGCATAACTTTACGACCAATCTCGTTAATCATCTGCATCTTAGGAATAGGGCCAGAGGATAGCCCACCAGTTCCAGCGAGAATACGTCCCTCTTCACGATAGACAGAATAATCTATACCAATACCACCGCCAGTCATAAGACAAGATTCTGACTTCCATGATATGTTAGCCCAGTCTTCTCGCGTATCTTCCCCGGCCTTTAACAGATAACAATTATTGAAGAACTTGTTTGGTCGGCCAGCATAGTACAAATATCTACCGCCGGGAATAAACTTTAGATCAGTGATGTATTTAGTAAGGTCTGCTTTGTCTTCCTTACTCATCTTGTGTTGGCATACATCCTCTACAAGAACTGCCGCTAGGCTAGACCAAGTTTCACACCCTGTATGAGCGTACTTGTGTTTGAAAATATCTTCGCTAAACTTTGAGCGGAACATTGGGTTTTCATTGGAACGGAATGAAGGCATTTAATACTCCTATTACTCTTGCTGGTCGTGGACATGAAGCATAATTATGGCATAGTGGATTACCTTTAACAAATCCTTTCTATTCTTACCGTCCTTTTTGCCATATCTCTTACAGTATTTCAGTATGTTACCTACGCAAAACCCTTCACCATATCCAGCGTCAAGAATTATATCAGTTGCTTGATATTTATCTTGTGCATAATGCTGGCTATAAGTTTCTTTTATATACTCTCCAATCTCGTGTAGATAGAAGTTTTCATTGAAGTTGTAATTCATGCGTTGCTCCTTAACTAAACGTCAAAACAGTATTGATCCTCTTCCTTACAAAGTCAACCTCTTTTGAGCGAAGAACCTTGAAGGCAAAAGACTTAACATAGTCAGGGTCAATGTCTGCTATATCACAGACGGTGATAAAGTCTTCGGCTGTTACACCGATAGAAGAAAAGAACCATGCCTGTGCAGATCGTCGTGCAACAGCCGCATCTTCAGATTCTTTTTCTGTCTCTGGTTTAGTAGCGTCAAGCATTGCTTGTAGAATGACGCTCATGAATAAAAGCTGCTCTGGGTCAGTCTTTCTTTTTTTTATTATTTCTTCTATTTCGAGAAGGATTTTTGTTTCTTGTTTTTCCATTTAGCCATCCTTCAGGAATGCCATCAGATAATTTGCAATATAAAAACCCGTGCTTAACACACCAGTCAGCGTATGTGGATTTTGCTCCTTTGTACAGCTTTGAGTTTGGATTGTTGAAGACAAACCTTACATCCAAGTCTGGATTACTCTCGCGAAGAAAAAGATGTTTCTTTCTATCCTGAAGAGTAAACCTGCCCTTTACCTCAAGAAGTATTCCATTGTCCAGCACAAAGTCTGGAAGATATTTCTTACTTTCAATCCACATGTATTTTATAAAGTAAGGTTCAAAAGAAAAATTAATGCCCTTATCCAAGAGAAAGTCATTGGTTATTCTCTCGGACTTAGACCGGAACTTAGTCATGTATTTCCTCTACATCTGGCATACGACCAATGCGAGTCAAGTGCCTCGGACCAGTAGAATAGTTAAACTTTTTAAGGCCCTGCCCGTTGTTACTATCAGACCAGCAATCATGCTTATAAGAACAATAAACACAGCCAATGTGTAGCTTATAATTGCCAGACTTACCATCAGGAACGTCACTATAACAACGAGAGGGAGGTGTGCTAGTTTTAATAACTGACTTGAGATGGTTGATTCGTTCTTCTGCATTTATCATTTCCATTTCATGTACAGGACAATAGCAAACCTCTCCAGATGATTTATCTATAGCAACAAAGCCAGCCTTCTTTACGTTGTTTGCCTTTGCATAGGCAGATATTTGTGCAATATATCCAAACGGATCATCTGTGTGTATAGATGCTTCTTTAAACTTTTTAAATCCATATGGTGATGCGCTTTTAAAATCTACTAACACACCGTCAACCATTGCATCTTGATGTCCGACAACTCCATTCACAGAGACTTGCTTCTGTTCATCCGTAACGGCATGACCTGCAGTGCGAGAGAGAAAGATCAAAAGAGATTCGAGTATGTCTCCATACAAGAACTTAATCTTGTCCTGCCCGGACAGCTTCTGCTTGTTAGCAGTGCCTTCATCCCTGACAGAATACCAAATCTTTCTGTCTGGCTGTCCGATAAGAGACAGTCTAAGATTTCCTTTTGACCTTTCTCGCTCTTTAAGTGAAGACACAACAGAATCAACAACACCCTTTACAAACCTCTCTAGGTCTGCCTCTTTCACTTCCACTTCTTCATCACACTCAAAGATATTATAGATATCTTCGATCAGAGTCTCTATAGTTTTTCCTGTCATTATCTTCACCATACCAGAACTAAACAGCCATCAGTTCTGGATTATCAGACATAAGTTTATAACGTGTGTAGTTTGCACCGTCTGGACGTTTTGCAGTTACAGCGTCGATAAGATAACCAGACTTACGAAGGTCTGAGATTGTTGCTGTGAGATTTTCACACCACCCATTCTCAATTGCAGTCTTACGAGTGACACGCATACCCTTCTTCAGTGCGCGTAGAACTTTAATCTGATTGTTAATCATGTTAGTTTTCCTTCACTTTGATATAGAAACATCTCATCAATCAACTGATGAAATGACACTTTTGTTTGCCAACCTAACTTCTCTTTGGCTTTGGTTGAATCTCCAAGAAGAAGATCAACCTCTGTTGGTCGATAGAATTTAGGACTACAATCGACAAGAACTTTGTTGCCATCTTTGCCCACGGTGTTTACTCCTTCGCCTGACCAAGACAAAGAAATACCAAGAAACTTTTCAAAGGAATAGTCAATCAACTCTTTGATGGAGTGTGTCTCTCCAGTAGCAAGAACATAATCTTCTGGATTGTCTTGCTGTAACATCAGCCACATTCCCTCTACATAATCCTTTGCACTTCCCCAATCACGCTTGCTGTATACATTACCAACAGTCAACTTGTCAAGTCTTTTTTCTTTAATATCATTCACAGCCTTGACAATCTTTTGTGTTACAAAGTTATCTCCTCTCATCGGAGATTCGTGATTAAACAAAATACCGTTACAGGCATACATGTTGTAAGCCTCTCGATAATTCTTAACCATCCAATAGCTGTACAACTTAGCCACGCCATAGGGCGAGCGAGGATAGAAGGGAGTAGTCTCGGTCTGCGGAGTTTCTACTACCTTCCCATACAACTCTGAAGTAGATGCTTGATAGAACTTACAACTGTCAATCATTCCAAGTGATCTAATTGCCTCAAGCAATCGAGTAGTACCAAGACCGTCAACATCACCAGTGTATTCAGGAATATCAAAACTAATACGAACATCAGACTGTGCAGCAAGATTATAAATCTCCTGTGGCTCAACTTCACTTATGATTCTGAGAAGGCCAGAAGTGTCTGTCAAATCTCCATACAGAACTTCAAAATGCTCGCCCTTGTTCAGCTTGTTGATACGTGTGAAGTTATCTACTGAAGACCTACGAACAACAGAATATACATCATAACCCTTGTCCATCAGGAGTTGAGACAAATAATATCCATCCTGTCCAGAACCGCCAGTTATTAACGCTCGTTTCATTTATAAATCCTAGTTTGTAAAAAGATGTTAGCCACCCTCCCACACTGCTAACTCAGTTGTCTCAAGACCTAAGTGACAACCCCTATTTGTGTGTCTACCTAGAAAGGAGCATCTTCGGTAGACTCACCACCACCAGCCACATAACCACCATCAACAGGAGAAAAGTCAGATGAACTTCCTCCATACTCTACAAGGTCAACAACCTGAAGGGCAATAAGATCAGTAGCAATGCCCTTCTTCTTGTTATATTCCCATTCGTAAGTTGCGAACTTAGCATTGACCTGACTGCCATTACCAATCAAAGAACCATCCCAAGAATTGTTTTGAGAGTCTTTGATAACAGGAGCATTACGCTGTGTACCGTCACGCTTGTACACCTTGCGCTTGATCTTGATAAAATCACCACGATCATCTCCTTTGTTCTGAACATTCAGACCAAGACTGTCCATCAGACTTTTGCTATCATCGTCAAGGCAAACGTCAACGCACCAAACAGGTTCATAGGTAGTGTTAGGTGCGGTAACACTAGCCCAGTACGCTTTACCAGAAACAATATGAGTATCCATACTCTTTTCTCCTTTACGGTTTACCAAGTCTACCTACTTGGTTTGTCACGGTGTGCGAATACTGACACACCCCTCATGCAGTGTCAAGAACTTTTTTTTGACAACCTACAACTTTTTTACAGCCTCGTCGTAAGACATAAGGTTTTTCTGTTCCATGTTGTAGCACACTCTAGGAAATTTACCATTGGCTGTATTATAATTCTCATCCTTTAGCAATAACTTAGCTGGACAAAAGCCTCTAAGAGAAACTCTATTCTTATCCTCTATGACAGCAAGACAAAATAAATCTACAATATCTCCAGCCTTGATTGTCTTACAGACAAGTCTGCCTGTAGTATACATTGTTGTCTTAACGTCTATTGTCAAGCCATCTAATTCCAAATCTCCATTGTCAGTTCCTCTAGCCACAGATCGTGGTTTAATACTAAAGAAATCATAAGGATATTGGTTTACTGCTTTTAAAAAAGCTAGCTCACCATAACACCCCATTATATCCCAACGATAAGGATCACCTAAACCTGCTTTATATGCAGTTTGTTTTATTGAATTGGCGCGATTATTGTCATAGCGTTTCTTTGCAATATCCTCACATAGATAAACTTCCGTATCATTAAATTCTACTAATGTGTTTGTGACCAGTTCAGGCCGACTTTGTATTCGCTGTCGAGTGGGCATTTTATCCTTAATCTCTCTTCTGTTTTCTTCATAGCCAGTTTAGTTATTTCGCCAAACTCTTCAGCCTGACTCTTGTGAACCTCATGCTGATACTCGTCATGGATTGACGCGACAAGATTGGCATTAATTTTATTATGTCTCATTAAAAGATGTATGTCAACTAACCATTGCTTACAAATAACTGCACCAGCACCTTGAATTAAAAGGTTTACTGCAGAGTGTTTATTCCTGACAATAAGTTTTCTACCATCAAGACCAAACAAGTATCCTCTGCTTGACGCTGCATCTACTTTTTGTCTCAGAGTTGCTAGGGCAGGGACGTTTGCAAGGAATGTATCTATTAGTCTTTGACCATCTGCTGCAGTACCACCAACAACTGATCCTATTTTTGCAGCGCCAGCACCATAGATAAAAGCATAGATAAATGTCTTTGCCTGATCGCGAGTCTCAAGACCAGCCGCTTGTTGATTGGCTGTGTGTATATCTCCATCGACAACTTCGCTAGTGAATTTAGGATCATTCAGATAGTGTGCTAATGCTCTGAGTTCCAGAGAAGAAGCATCACAGCCGACAAGACTGTAATCAGGTGATGCAGTTGTCCAACATTCTCTGCACTCTTTTCCATAAGGTGAATAAGAAGCAGGGACTTGTGCCATGTTGGGTGAATGGTGTGCCATACGTCCAGAGATTGCGCGAAGAGTAAGAACTTGTCCATGTACTTTCCCATCATCCTTTACTGCATCAATCCAAGACTGGACCTGTGCTATTCTTTTACGGAGCATTAGAAACTCTGCAATTTTCTTTGCCTCTGGCAAGTCAACATCTTTAAGTACACCCTCATCTACGATTGGATGACCCTTATCTGTAAACTTCTGAGGTTGCCAGCCACGCAACAAGAGGCGTTTTACAATCTGTTGTCTGGATGACAGATTAAATTCCTGATACTCAATAGCTGAGTGATCGCCAGCTACAATAGACTTGTCTTCTATGTGTCGAAGACCAACAGATGACAGTGTTCCATCTTTCTTTATTTTAATCTTAACGTCTTTTGTATGGGTGGGAAGGGGAGGAAACATTTTAGTAACTTCATTCTCTATTGCATCAGACTTATCCTTCAGCCTAGCAACAAGACACATAGCCTTTTGCATATCAAGAGCAAAGCCGTTTCGTTCTTGAGCAGAAACTAAATGCCTGACTCTATATTCAAGATCAATACATTCTCTACTGATTTGTTTTAATTCTGGCTGTAGAGTTATATACAGCCTCTCAGTTAGTTCTACATCACGTATACAATAGTCTATCATCTCTTGAGAGAGGCAGGAGAAATCGTGAAAGTCTATCTTGTTAAACCCTAGCCTACCTCCCCATGCCTCAAGAGAATGACCACCATCCCTTACAGGATTGGTAAGTTGAGACAAGATCATTGTATCTTCGATACGATCTATAGTTATGTTGCATGAGGTTAGTCTGTTAAGAACATCAGCGTCAAAAGATATTCCGTTGTGCATGATAAACTTTGACACACGCTTTGCGAATACCGGGAATGTCTCGTAACACTGATGTTCTTTCCAGACATGTACCTTTCCAGAAACTCTTTCTTTCGCTACGATGCAATATATTTCCTTTGCATCGAGAGAATCAGTTTCGATGTCTAGTACAACTTCCATAACTAAAGTTCCTGATCTTGAGTATTCTCCTCACCATCATCGCCTAGATTATGTACCTCTGTCAATCGTCCTGTGTCCTTGTTAAAGAACAGGTGTGCAGCTACACCAGTGTCACCAGCGTATCGGTTCTTCAATACTCTGATCGTAGTGGTGTTGGCAATATTAGGATCGTCTGACTGTTGATCACGCTCCATAGCTACTACTGCATCAGATAACTGTGCGATGGATTGTGATCCACGTAGATGAGACAGAGTAACTTCCCTACCATTCTCATGGCCGTTATCGCCCTGTGCGCGGCGAAGATGAGAGACAAGAAGCATAGCCACGTTAGTCTCTTCCACGATTGACCGTAGCTTGGTCATCAGATTGTCGATGTTCCTTCGCTCATCATCTCCCTCAAGACCAGAGACTAGAATAGATAGATGGTCAAGGAAGATCCACTTACAATCAAGCGCCTTCACCATGTAGCGTACACGGGACAGTATCTCATCAGTCTTCATACTTCCGAAATGATCGAAGGCAAAGAACCGTCGAGTACCTACCGTAGCTTCTTGCCACTTGCGAAGATCGTTCATGCTAAACTGATCGCGTATCTCCCTGATGTATAGTCGGGCGTTAGCCTCGACTGACATGAGATGGAAGATGGTGGACCGAACATTTTCTTCGAGAGAGATAACGCCAATGTTTTCTTCTGTGTTATTCAGAACATGGTGCATAAGCTCACGCATCACGCTGGACTTACCTGTTCCTGTACCGGCAGTGAACGTCACAAGTTCGCCAGTACGAATACCATATAGCTTTTCATTCAGCCCATCAAAAGGATACAGACAAGTCTTGTAAGTGCCTTCCTCATACAACGTATCACCCATGTCGGCAAGGTTAAGAATACCAGCCGGAGTGTGAACCTTTGCGTTCCACCATACTTGAGAAAACTGTTCGCGCTTACCTGACTGAAGATACTCAGACGCATCTTTACCATCTGTCATGCAGACAATGCGGCAAGTGTTTGGCTCGAAAAGGCTTGCAACTTTCTGTGCCGCTTTTCTTCCATGCTCATCAGCATCAAAGCACAACACAACATTATCAAACTTTGATAGATATTCTAGGTTTGCCTTGCAATCCTTGTACGCTCCTTGTGCGCCAGTCTTGATTGATACAACAGGCCATTTACTGCCAAGCATTTCAAATGCAGCAAGAGCATCTAACTCACCTTCACACACCGTGATGTATTTACCACCGGATGAAAAGAGGTTCTGACCAAACATAACGGCCTTACCAAGTGCGCCTTTCGGCTCGGAAGGAAATGTCTTGTCGGTTAGTACACGCACCTTATCGACAATGTGATTGCCCTGTGCATCATGGTAGGGATATCGGTGCTTGATAATATTCCCTGATGAATCTTTTACAATCCTCACATTGTATTTTTTACAAGTCTCTTGGGAAATTTTTCTGTCGGGTATTGCAGAGACAACCCCGCTGGCATTGGTGATTGGACTTACATTAGTTTCGATTGGTGTAGACATGATAGGATATTCTCCTTCTCCATCAAATCTTGTTTCACAACTAAAGCAAAATTCATGTCCATCTGAATAGATTGAACGTGCATCAGATGAACCACAACTATCGCACGGTTGGTGCGACTTAATCAGTACACTTTCTTCGTCGTCCATTGTTACCTCTTGGTGTGTGGTGGTGGTACTTCTTAGACTACTTTATATCTGTTGTCAACCCTCCTCTAACAGTCCTGTTGATCCATAATGTTTGAGACAAAATTAAAGTCATCTGATTTTATCTCTTCAGTTTCTTCAGATGCTAATCGTCTAGCTTCTTTCCTAGAGTATCCCTCCTCAAGATAAAGGTCGAGTAACTCTTTGTAGATTGTCTTTCTATCCTTCTCCCATAGGTGTTTCATTTTCCCTGCCCACGATATTTTTTATAGTTTCTACGTTTATGTTTATTTTTTGGATTAGTATTTATTGAATGACCAATGCTTGTCTGCATGTGTCGTGTTATCTCAATCTTGGATTTAAGTCCAATCTCTTTCTTGATTGCCATTAGTGAATAACTTTCTCCTCTACTTTTGTAGTTAGTGCCTTCCAACTTTCGGGATACAGCACAGAAATAATATCATTCCATTTGTCTGCTAAGTCCCTTATCTCTTTCTGTGCATCAAAGCTACTGCGTAGTTTATATGCTCTAGCAAAAGCAGCTAATGAACCAGTCACATAATAGCTGGTATAAGTAGACTGTGGAAGGACCATCCTCGCCTGTTCAGGACATACTCCAATATGCAATAGGTAGTCATAAGTCCATAAACAATTATCTATAGCCGCTTTATAATTATCTACAAGAAGTTTTTTTCCATTACCCAATGTTGGGTTTACATCAATGATAGTATTGCTACTTCCCTGCTTTGCATCCTCAGACTTTCCTCTCCACTCGTCGGGAATATAAAACTTAGGCTCGTCATCTACATACCGCCTACTTACTTCGTTGTATGTAAAACCAACAGTATGTTTGAACCTTTGCCTCGCTACGAATATAGGCACTTCTTCTCTAAGAGTAATTGAACAGTGAGTGAATGGAGTGAAGTGATTATTCTTTGCAAGGTATGAAATTAACTTCTTATCTTTGTCGTGAAGTTCTTTTCCTGTTAGCGTATTCTTTTTCCAGTCAGACTCTTTGTCGAAAGATACTCTTGCTGAATTAACAACGGTAAGATCATCACCAAGACAAGAAATAAGTTCAGCTTTCATTGAGTTTTCTTTCTGATAATTGTTCTAGTTTGTCTTCTAATTTATTTACTTTTTCTTTTAAGTAAGTGTTCTCTTCTTTTAATTCCATTATTCTTTTATACAATGAATAAGTATTATCTGTCATTTGTTTTATCTGGTCTTTTAACAGCTTCTCCATAACTTATTCCTCTTAGTTTTTTAAAACCTCGTCTCTTAAAACAGACAATCTAGTAGCAACATCGTGTAGTTGTTGTTCTTGTTTTAGAGTTAGAAAACTAATTTCATTAACCTTATCAAGAACTTCATTGATTGTTGCTACATAATATCCTTTATTATTTCTATGTTCTTTTAACAAATCAGACAACACTATCTTAACTCTTTCTGTCTCTAACTTATTATTGTTAGCTTTAGAAACTCCATCAAGAATAACTGTTAGTCTTTTTTCCATTAAAAAGAATCTCCAAAGCCAGAGTCAGGATATTCTTTTTTATTATTTAGAGAAGAAGAATAACTTTCTAATTCACGTTTAATATTATCTATATCTTTAATAACATTATTGATATAGTCTTTATTAAGATTATTAAAGTCTTTGTCTTGAATACTATCAAGAATTAAATCTTTAATAGTATTAATAGAAACTATACTAGGCATATAGTCTAAGTTATCACGGTATAAAGTTAGACAAGAGCCATCCTTTCGTAGCTCATAAGCAAGAAAAAGGTCGGTGTGTATCTTTATGTTCTTCCTCATAACTTCTCCAGTTCTCCATTGAGGTTAGTATAAAAAACATTTTTAATTCCAAACTCAACAATACACCTATAACATCCCGAACAAGGTTTGGCAATAGTCTTCTCGAAAATATTTTTCCTTGGCTGGTGTGATTTTCTTTTGACACGAACAACAATTAATGTACACTTCGACAGGTCATCCATTTGCTTTGCTGCGTTCTTGATTGCCATCACCTCTGCGTGTAAGTGTATGGCATGTTCATGCTTGCCGTACTTAGCTTGAAACGGATCAGTCTTGTACGAATTAACACCAAGACCTACAAGATTATTCTTGTACCATACACCTGCCGCAAGACGATAGCATCGAACTGGATCGGTAATATCTTCTGCCACCTTGGCAAGTAGATCAATCGCCTTTTCCATTCGGATAGTCAATGTCTTCTCCATGTTGTTTGAGTGTAGTGATGAAGGGCAAGCCTACTACACTAGTGTAATAGACCTGCCCCGTTTCATCACTAGGGTTTAGTGAATGGTAGGCATACTAAAATCAATCTCGCCCATCCATTCTTCAAGACCATTGAGAAAGTCGTTTATGTCCTGAATATCAATCTGCTCTACAGACCCACTATCAGAGACATCTAAGATGTAGTCCCTCATGTATGTAGGGATTTCATCGTGGGTTTTATATTTGTAAACCATAGCAACTTTCCTTTCTCAGTGTCGTGATTAAGCTGCTTCAAGATAGTCTGCAAATGCGTTAGAGTTAAGCCATTTATGGACAGTTTCTTGACGCTTGAACAGACTATCACTGTCTGAATTACTACGCAACGGAAAACGATCATCGTCATGGCTTGCGTAGTGTGTCATTGCAGAGACAAGAGAGAAGACATTATTTCCTCTCACGTCAGCCTCGTCAATGTATTGAGCCAGCAATTTTCCAGACAGGCCATTCTTCTTCTTCGGCTCTTGCTCACTACCAGTGGTGAGTTTACGGAAGAGACGTACAACCTTATCAGTGTTGTAGATTTTCTTATCTGCCCAGCGCTGATACTGCATGACAATATCTTGATGACGCTCAATAGAGTTATCGAAGGCAGAGATAAACCCATCGACATTAAAGTTCTTCGTATGCCTACGCCGAGTAACATCATAATTACCAAGGATCATTCCGTTAGTACAGAAGAAGTCAATCGCTCCACCGTAGAACACAACAGAAGAAGAACCATCGAAGGTGTTTTTCATAACAAACCGTAGGCCAATGGTCGTCTTGTGTCCTGTATCAGTTTCTACCTCCTTCTGCATACGAGGAAGAATATATTCTGAGTAACAGACAGCACCGTTCTTCGCAATGTGATCCTTGATTTTAATATTCTCAAGGACAACAGGATCGAAGTGGTTTATCATCTGGTGCTGCATAGGCATGAGAATTTCTTCATTCTCTACAACCCGATACTTTGTATTGACGATAGACAACAAAGCATCTTGTTCTTCCCAACCATCTCCACGGGTGAGCATCTTGTAGTTGTCTCCCGCAATGCCTGTACAAGCACCGATAATATCTTGCTCGTACACCTTAAAGAAAACTTCTCTGTCGTTGGTGGTGGTAAGTTGATTTAACATGATGTGATTCTCCTTAGTTTTCACACTTTTCAGGTACAACAATTATAGTCTCGTTTAGTTTATTTTCAAGATGTTTTATTCTTTCTTTTAATGTAAGAATATCAGCATCTTGTGCAGCGTCATCGACTATACCTTTGACGCTAGTTGATGCTCCACCTACCAGTGCTGCGGCAGGTAGAACGGCACAGCCGGATAGACTAAAGATCATAGCCAACCCGACAAGGAATAGTGCAACGAATGATACAATGAATGGTTTATACTTCAAGAGATTTATCCTTTGTTTGTGGTGACAGATAAAATATATTCATTGGTTATTACCTCTTTACTGCATCGCCAATCCATGAGAAAGTGACAATTTCTTTTGTCTTGTCTGGTGTTTCACCATTCACAGGACAGCACTTGATAATAATATTATCCCTAGTACCTATTATCAAGTTTATCATGTTAGCTATGAATGCAGACCGTTTGCTATCCTCATCATCTTTCCAGAATATTCTTGAACATACCTCTCTCATTTTATATTCTGGATATTCCTCTATATAAGCGGTTATTTGCTCCTTTTTTGTTGTCATTTCTCCAAGTACCAACTCCTGTCCTCTCCGTTCATGCCTCCTACAGGTCATCGACTCGTACCTTTCCCTCGATAGTGATAGATGAATTTTCATTCATAAAGAAAGTTACTTCTTCACGATTGTCATCATCACAAGTAACTTCTACGGTTAAAGTAGAATAACCGTCTCGTTGTGTCTGCTTCATAACAACACCTTTGACTCGGTGAATACTGATATCAGCCATTGTCTTTTCTCCTTACTGTTTACATTGCTATTAGATATACAACGAGAAATATTAAGGTCAGTCCTGTTACTTGCAGGTATACTCCTAACATCCTACACTTCTCCCGTCAAACAAAACATACGAAAAGAATCGTATTCTTTCTTACGCAACTCCTCATTGTTCCACCATGAGGGTAGGGGCTTGATATTCTTTTCGTAAGCGTTGATCCAGTCTTTGTAAGTTATTTCTAGTTTCATTCTTTACATTCCTTTGCAGATGGATAATCTTCTAGCAGTTCAGCCAGATCGTTATAGTAATCCTCGACTACAACCCGCCCCGTACCATGACAGAACAGACAATCATTCTCCTGTGAGGATGGGTCATTGGGATGACCTATAGTATATTTAAAATGCCCTACACACTCCCAGCAATCTACTGTAAATCTCTTTACCATTTCCATTTACCTTTCGTTTTTACTATCCGTTGTTCCGCTTCGTGTCAGGTCATACAGTATCCATATCAGATAAAGAATAAGTATGGCGAGACAGATTACACCAAGTATTTCTAGCACGTTAGCTTGTACTCCCAAAGTTTCTAATCCTGTATTTCACTAGTGAAGCTAGTCGATCACAAATCCAGTCGTATCCTTTTTCGCTTTGCCTTTGGCATACAGCGCAACAACTACGTTGTCAGGATCAAGAAATCGTAGGTCGTCCGCATCGCCGTTGATAACTTTACGGCCTAGAAAAGTATCTGGAATATTGTTTTTGTCTCGAAACACTACGGCTAGGTTTGCGCCGTAAGTGTTCGCATATTCCACTACTTTGTCTCGATATGTATCGTTCGCTTCTGAGTAGGACAAGGTTAGGTGATAGTTATTAGGCCAATCTTTAGCTACTCGATTATAGACCTTGGTATAATCATAGAACTGAATAGTAGGGTAATCCTCTATGATCTTGCGAAAGTGGTAGTCGCTTGTTCCGTTTAGTCTCACGACAGGCTGTATGCCTTTGCGTTCGCAATACTTTTGGAACTTGTCCAAATCCTTGCGGAGTAGCGCATCAAACTCCTCTGGCACTTGCAACAATAGCTTAGACTTTCTATGCCTAGCAGCTTGTACGTTATTGAATGCGCCACGACCGGCGGTATTAAGACAACCCGCCTTACATCCTGCAAGCTTTGCCATAGGGCATAGGAAATCGTCGGGCAATAGATACATAATAGCCGTTAAATACTCCGAACCATCGCCCTTGATTGTC